AAAGACGCCCAAAAAGGCCGCACCTTTGGTGATGCGTTAATGGATAGCATCGAAGAAAATGCTGAGCAACTACAGGAATTTGCCGCTAAGAAAACCCGTTCTGTAAGAATGGAAATGAAAGCTGTGGGTGATATGGGCTTATCCTCAATAAGTGGTTTAACTGCCGCTAACGTTGAGATGCGTCCGGGCGTTGTTCCTTATCCAAACCGTTTGGTACACATGAGGGATATAATCCCAACTGGCCGCATGAGTACATCTTTATACAATTTCCTTAAAGAAATTGGTTTTGATGGCTCAATAGCTACATGGCAGGAAAATTCAGGTGCAAAACCACAATTCGACATCAGGTATCAGGAAGTAAGTGCGCCATCTCAATTCATTGCAGGTTATCTTAAAATTTCCCGCAAGGCTTTGGATGATATTCCTGCTTTAAAGTCAACCCTTTCAAACAGGTTGTTACAGAAATATCTTGATGCGGAAGACCAGCAAGTATTAAGCGGTACAGGCGCAAACGGCCAGTTATTAGGCTTGTATGCAGCAGGTAATTCAATTACCTATGTACCGGGACGTACTAAATCAGTAGAAATGATTGTAGACTCTATGTCTATCATCGAAGAACTGAACCACAACGCTACTGATGTTATTATGCGCCCTCGTGGATATAATGACATCATGTTAAGCCAATCAGCAGGTTCAACTTCTGGTATCTACTCATTACCGGGTCAGGGTTTTGTTGTGAATAACAACGGCCAGATCAACATAGCAGGTGCAGATTTACACAAAACAACTGCAATGGTTGATAACTCTTTCATGTCAGGTGACTTCAAGAACGCTGCAATGATATTGCTTCGTGAAGACCCTATCGTTGAGTTCTTTGAACAAGACGGGGATAACGTGAAGAACAACCAGATCACCGTGAGAGTTGAGGGAAGAATTGCATTGCCCGTGTTCTATAACGACGCTTTGATTCATGGCTCATTTGTAAATCCGGGTTCTTAATTAGCTTAGTGCTTCATAAATAGGTTTATAATTGGTAAAATGCTCTGTCGAAAGATGGGGCATTTTTTATTTGGTATTATGAATTAAAATGAATTACTTTGTAATATGAAAAAAGAGAAGATACAGGCTTATATCGATAAAGATACAAAGCATAAACTGGAAGCTGGCCGGGATGGGCGCTCTCTTAGTAACCATGCAGGGAATATCTTAAAGAAGCATGTAGAGAAAAAAGAACAAGTGAAACATACACCTAAAAAGGAATTATGAAAATGACCAAAATAGAGATTCAGTCTACAATGAGCAATAGGCCTGTTTTTTTAGCGACTGATAACTTGTGTAAATCAATAACTTCTGTTACCAATAGTTGGGAGAATACGCAAATTGTCGGTATTTTATTATTAGGCTCATTGCTTATTTATTATAGAGTTGAATGTCCTTTAAACGAGTTAATAGATTTAATAGAGAAAGAAGACAACCAAAAACTAACCTCTTTAAGTTGGAGTTTTAATTTTTAATTATGCCAATAGAAACCATAGAATTTAAAGGTAAGCAATACCCGAAACATGAAGCAGAGGGCTTTGCCGCAAGGTGGATATTCCCGTTCGCAAACTACTACCTAAAAGGCAACGGCCTTGATATAGGATGTAACCGTTTGGAGTGGTGCTTACCCGGTGCAACGCCCGTTGACCCTGAAATAAATGAATATTCAGCCATGAACTTACCGATAGGTACTTATGACTTTATATTCAGTAGCCACATGCTTGAGCATTTAGAGGGGAACTGGATGACCTGTCTGGATTATTGGCTAACGGTAATAAAAGAAAACGGTATATTGTTTTTATACCTGCCGCACAGTTCACAGGAGTATTGGCTACCAGAGAATAACCGGAAGCACGTTCATAGCTTTTCAGGATTAGAGATAAAAGCGTACCTACAATCTAAAGGGCATAAGGTATTCGTTTCCGGGGTAGACTTTAACCATAGTTTTGTGGTGGTTTGTGAAAAGATGGGGAAGGCGGGATTACCGCCAAAAGAAACTACTAAAGCGTATTGGGGCTTATGAAAAAAACCATATTCCTAACAGGCTCAAAAGGTTTTATAGGTTCGCATTTACTCAAAGCATTAACCGAATATGAAGTACATTGTGCCGGATATAACGAGATACCACGTTGCAAATACGACTATATCATACATTTGGCCGCAACCACAACCACGAGCGCAAGTTTTCTGCCTGAATTGTTTGAGAACAATATCGTATATGCCAAACAAATAATGAGTATGCCCGGTAAAAAGATATATGCTTCATCTACAAGTGCAGAGGAATTGACCAACCCCTATGCCTATACTAAAAGGTATTTGGAATATTTGGGTAAGGGGTCTGTTGGATTGAGGTTCTTTAATGTATATGGTAGCGATAATAATAAAGGTATCATCCGAAAGGCGTTGCAATGTGCTAAAACAGGCGAAGTATTACAGGTACAAGGTGGCTGTCAGGTACGGGACTTTATATATATTGACGATGTGGTGCAGGCTATTATACATCGTTTGGATGCGAAGTCGGGTATTTATGATATTGGTACAGGTAAGGGACGAAAGATAAAGGATGTTTTGGAATTGATCGGGTGTAAATATGCCCTATCGGCAATGGCTGAAACCGATATGAAATATAGTGTGGCTTATCCTGGCATTAGCGGGTGTTTGTCGCTGGAGGATGGTCTTATAAAAATGGAAAATGAAACTACTGATACTTGTTTTAAGCTATAACGATGGCCGGGTGTTTACTGACTTTATGAGGGTGAGTCAGGAGACATGGGATAAGGATAAGCACCCGGATATTGACGTTATTTATTATTCAGGTGGCGATATATCGCCATACAATATTACTTGTCAGACAGTAAATAATAATTCAAGAGCCATACGGTTTAATTGCAGTGATGATTATAATATGATGCACTGGAAATTTAAGTTAACATTAAAAGAGTTTAATTATCATTCATACGACCACATTTTTCGCACCAACTCCTGCTCATACATCGTAAAAGAACGCATTCTAAAAATAGCCGAACAATTGCCAAAAACAAACTGCTACGCCGGGTATCAAAATGGCGATTACATTTCAGGAGCAGGTATATTCTTTAGCCCTGATGTTTTGGATATATTACGGGATGAATTAACACCAGAACCACACGGTGCAGAGGATGTTTTGATAGGTGATATATTAAAAGACCGTGTGCCAATGATAAATGAAAACAGCCGGGTAGATGCAGGACTTACAGGAGTAGATTTTGGGGTTCAGGATGCGAATAGCTATCATTATCGCTTCAAGACGAGTAATGACATTACAGGCAGGTATAGGGATATTGAAAATATGAGAAAATTACACGAACAATTAATATAAATAATTATGTGGGTATTAGCAGGGATAACAATATTTCTATTTTATCTATTATGGATAATTATTGATTTGATAGGTTATTTAAAATTGAAAGATATGCATCCTAAAAACGTTGATGGTATGAAAAGACCATTATTACACAGATTATTTTACAATAAATGAGAGTAGCACTTTTAGTTTGTACATTTAATCGCCCAGAATATCTAAAGCAATGCTTATGGAGTTTGGAGAGGGCTGATTTGGGTAAGATAGATAACATTTTAATTGTAGATGATTTATCAACAAATAAAGAAACACTTTCATTGATACCATATTTTGTAGCTAACAACAAAAAAGCAAGCTCTCAGCAAAACAAAATAAATTCAGGTATAAAGGGCAGTTTATTATGGGGATATGATTTTTTATTTAGTGGGCATGACCTCGTAATAAACCTCGACAGCGATGCCATAGTAAAACCGCAACTATTCAATGAACTGATAAAAAACTACATACCCGGCACATTATTAACAGGCTTCCATTCCACCAATGCAAACCGGGATGGCTCACAACGCCATGTTATTACAAGCGAAACAGAAAACCTATACCTCAAAGAAAGCGTAGGCGGGATTAATTTTTGCATTGACAAACAAGCGTATGAAAACTTTGTAAAGCCCGTTTTACAGATAGAAATAGGTAATTGGGATTACATGGCTTGCGTAAAAGCTGGCGGAGCATATTGTTTAAAGAAATCACTCATACAACATATCGGGTTTGACAGTTCATTAAACCATTTTGAAAACCCTGACGTTGCAGATGAATTTAAATATTGGGAGTTACCACAAGTAACCCTCATAGGCGTTGACAGCAATAAAGAGCGATTACAAATAGCCGAAAAGAAATGTACCGAAAATATACAATTCGCTTCGGTAAAACTATTGCATCCAGAGATATTCTCTAAAGAACAATACAGTGAATTTATCATAAAGCAAATATATAAATGGGTTGATACTACACACATGCTCATCTTTCAGCATGATGGGTTCATTAATAATTGGCAGGCGTGGGATAACGATTGGCTGCAATACGACTATATCGGCGCACCATGGCATTATAACGATGGTATGGCGGTTGGTAATGGCGGTTTTTCCTTGCGGTCTAAAAGATTAATGGAGATAGTGGCGCATGATTTGAATATCAACATCTTACACCCGGAGGATCACCATATATGCAGGACGTACCGAAAATATCTGGAAAAAACCTATGACATTAAGTTTGCCCCGGTTGAAATAGCAGAGAAATTCGCTTTTGAGGGGTACAGGCAACCGTCAAAGTTTTTGAAAGACCAGTTTGGCGTTCATGGGCATAGTCCGAGAACATCACCAGTTGTTTTGAGTAAAAAAAAATATGTGTTCAATCAGTTTTTTGGTTTGGGCGATATATTATTTCTCGTTCCTATGGCACGAGCCCTTATGGATGAGGGGAACGAAGTTTTATGGCCGATAGCAGATCATTATTTTAACATAGCGAAGCATTTTCCCGATATAAACTTTGTAAAAAAATCTGCTTATCCGCTTATACCATATGAACATAAAGGACGTATTCCTACGCTTTGGGGTGAGTTATTGCCTTATCGTTTCGCTATAGAGTTGATGGGGCTTACATTAAAAGATTGTATGCAGTCTAAATACCAGATATACGGGCATGATTGGAATATGTGGCGGGAGTTGACCTATAAACGGGATTACGAAGCGGAGATCAGGCTTGCTAAAATTGTATTGGCTGATTTGAACGGCGTTAAAAAATACCAACTGGTAAATAGGCATTATGGCGAAGCCTCACGGGGCATGGTTATTACACCGGAGTTAAATTCTGATTTGCTAGTAGTTCAAATGGGGACTATTGAGGGGTTTAGCCTGATTGACTGGATGGGTATTATTGAGGGGGCAAGTGAGATACATACAGCCAATACAAGCGTGAATTATCTTATTGAATTAATGTCGCTGGAGATACCTGTTTATATGTATAAGCGGGGGACTTGGGGTGAAGTGGGGTTTGAGCATACAGAGGCTTTATGGAAAAATAAATGTTGGAGGTTTAAATAAGTAAAATATGATACCGATTGAATTTAAAGGACAAAATATAATATTCGCTAAAGATCAACCAGAATACAATCCGTTACCTGCATTAAAAATGCCAGATGGAGAGGTCTATACTTGCTGGCAATTTTCAGAAGATGAATGGAATAAAATGAGCGTAAATAGGTGCTTTTTTTTAAAACAACTTACATTTAATCAACCATTACAACCTATTTTACCCATAGCTGAATTAGGGGATGACTTATATATTGAGTTGTGAAAATCCTCCTCTGCCCCCACAACTGGTATCACCCAAACTGCGGTATAGCTGGCGGCGAAGTGTACCTGCACCGCCTAACCCAATATCTTTTAAAACAAGGCCACGAAATACAGGCGATCGTAGACTACCATGAGCCGTACACCCATCAGGGCATAAAATGCCATCCCAAAGGCGAAATGGTCGATATATTCAAGCTAAATAACGACCTTATACAGTGGTGCGATGTTATAATAACACAGCTTATTGGTACACCATATGGATATAACAAGGGCAATCAACATAAAAAACCTATAGTTTTCATAGCGCATAATAACTCCAAATCATACCCGATTAAGTGGGGGTATCGGGAATTAACGCATGTTATTTACAATTCAAACCAACTCGTAAAGGAACTTGAAAGCACATTGAGCCAGTTTAACGGCATTGTATTGCACCCCCTACTATCTGATTATAGCAAAGGCGGTTCAAAATATGTTACACTCATCAACTGTAATTATTACAAAGGCGGCGGTATATTAACACAATTGGCGACATTATTACCAACTGTACAGTTTTTAGGTGTTTTAGGGGGCTATGGTGAGCAGATAACCTGTGAGATATCCAATAATATAACCTATCTGCCAAATGGAAGCGACATGGAGCAGGCGTATGCCGATACAGCTATTTTACTTGTGCCATCCGAGTTTGAAAGCTATTCACAGTCAGCAATGGAAGCTATGCAATGCGGCATCCCGGTTATAGCCCATCCAACGCCGGGGTTAAAAGAGAATTTGTCTTATGCCGGAATATTTATTGACAGGAACGATATAAATAAATATAAAGAAACTATTGTATATTTGGGAAACGAGACGGCTTATAAAGAGCAGTCAGCAAAATGCTTGCAAAGATCGGCAGAACAGAAAGCCGAAAATGAACTGGAATTGAAAAATGTTAATGACTGGCTGAAAGGAATTGTAAAATGATAAAAATAATCGTACTCTTAATAACCTGTATCATAGCGACATTTGTATGCTTGTGGTTGCCTAAAAAGATTGACGAACCGATATTATTATACTTCGCTGAGTTTGTTTTATTTCTAATAGTGATTTTAATCGTTCTCAAAACGCCTTTTGAATAATGACAGCCTTAGATGTACTATCTTTAGAAGATGCTAAAAGTTATCTCAAAGTAGATTTTTCAGATGATGACGCACTTATCGAGTCACTCATTAAATCGGCTGTCGGTTTAGTAGAGCAAACGACCAATTACAGGTTATATCGGCGTAATGAAGTGATAAATACTTCAAAGGTAGGTTATACAGCTTTCCAGTTCCCTTTAAATTCAGCGTCAGCAAATGCTATGGATAGTCAGGGGACATATACTGTCAGGCAACAATATCAGGCTTTGAGGACTGAACTATTCTGGGGCAATGGGTTTGGTTATATAAATGACTATAATCAGTATTTTTTTAACACGGACTTTTATAATTTGAGCGGCTGTAATACAGCTTTCACGCTTACTTTGGATGTGGGGTATACAGATACTACATTAATACCAGCCGACCTGATAACAGCTATACAGCAAATTATTACATTTACTTACGAAAATAGGGATTTGACGAATTTTAAATTACCTGATAATATTATGTTACTCATGCAACCTTATAAGAGGTTTGTTAGTTTGTATTAGAT